ACGCATCGTAACCCCTGCCACCCAACAAGCTGTTGAGACTCGCCATGCTGAGATCATGGAAGCTATCTTTGGTCAAGGCGAGTTCTTTGACATTCAAGACGATATTCGGGATGTCAACAACAACCCCATTGATGTAGGCATCATCAAAGCCCAGTTGATGGAGGATTTCAAGCGGGACAAGATTCGTAAATCCATTGATGCTATTGAGTTAATGGCAGAAATCTACGGTACAGGGATTGGCGAGATTGTCGTTAAGACTGAAAAGCAGTATGTACCATCTACTCAGGCAATTCCTGGGCAAATGGGCCAAGCTGCTATTGGAGTAGTGGAAAAAGACCGCATTGCAGTCAAGATTTCACCTGTAAACCCAAAAAACTTCCTTTTTGACCCCAATGGAACCTCAGTTGATGACTGCATGGGGGTAGCAATTGAGAAATACATCTCTATCCACAAGATTGTTGAAGGCATTGAGCGTGGAATCTACCGCAAAGTAGACATTACGCCTACCTATGAAGATACTGACCTAGAACCCACCCAAGAGGTGAGCCAGTACCAGGATGAAAAGGTGCTTTTGCTGACCTACTATGGTCTGGTTCCCCGTGAGTACCTAGAGAACCTTGAGGAAAACAGGAATATTGTTGATTTATTCCCTGAGAGTTCCGCTGCTGAAGAATATTCAGACATGGTTGAAGCCATTGTTGTGATTGCCAATGATGGGCAGTTGTTAAAAGCAGAGGCAAATCCTTACATGATGAAGGATCGCCCTGTTCTGACATACCAAGATGACACTGTTCCCAATCGTCTTTTAGGGCGGGGCACAGTGGAAAAAGCCTTCAATATGCAAAAGGCTATTGATGCTCAGATTCGCTCTCACTTGGATTCATTGGCGCTGACCACCAGCCCCATGATTGCCATGGATGCAACCCGTCTGCCCCGTGGTGCTAAGTTTGAAGTCAAACCTGGAAAAGCCATTCTCACCAATGGTGCGCCTTCAGAAATTCTGTATCCCTTCAAGTTTGGGCAGACTGATAGCAACAACCTAGCCACTGCCAAGGATTTCGAGCGTATGCTTCTGCAATCCACGGGAACTTTGGATTCTCAAGGGATGGTTACTGCTGGTGCTAGAGACATGGGCCAAGGTGGTATGTCGATGGCTATTGCCACCATTATCAAGAAGTACAAGCGTACTTTGGTGAACTTCCAAGAAGACTTCCTAATTCCTTTCATCCAGAAGGCGGCTTTCAGGTATATGCAGTTTGACCCAGAGCGTTACCCCTCTGTGGACATGACCTTCATTCCTACTGCCACTTTGGGCATCATTGCCCGTGAGCATGAGCAACAGATGTTTATTGGTTTGCTCCAGACCCTTGGCCCCAACACTCCTGTGTTGCCATTGATTCTGAAGGGTGTTTTGGCTAATTCTTCTCTGACCAACCGCTATGAACTGATGGAGCAGTTGGACAAGATGAGCCAACCCAATCCACAAGCAGAGCAAATGGCCCAGGTGCAACAGCAGTTGGCAATGCAAGCTGCACAGGCTCAGATTGCTGTCAATACAACTCAAGCTGAACAGAATCGGGCAGAAGCACAGAAGTTGCAGGTTGAGGCTCAGTTGATGCCCCAAGAAGTGCAAGCCAAGATGAGTGCATCTTTGACCAAGAATCTACCCAATGATGATGATGCCAATCAAAGGGAGTTTGACAAGCGGGTCAAGATTGCTGACTTGATGCTCAAAGAAGCTGACATTAAGAACAAGTCCAAGATTGTTGAGTTGCAAATGTCTGATAAAGTAAATTCGCAAAACAAAGTCAAACAAGATTTTCTTTCCAAACTCACAGACGGCCTAAATCAAAATGTCTAGTATTAAGGAACTTATCCAAAGTATTGAGTCAACAGACTCATCTTTTGATGAGAAGCTAGATGCCATCAATAAGATGGAAGAAACCTTGGTGGCTATGCGCCAGCAAGAGGAAACGGCTATTCAAGACAATGTTGATCTGATTGTTGAGGCCATCAAAGTGATGGAGAACAAGGTCAACGCACAACTAGAGATTGCCAAGTCCATTGTTCCTGAGAAGGGTGACAAGGGAGATAAGGGCGACAAGGGTGCTGATGGTCGCCAAGGTGTAGATGGCAAGAATGGGTTAAATGGTGCGCCAGGAAAAGATGGCATAGATGGTTTAGATGGTATTTCTGTCACAGATGCCAAGATTGACTTTGATGGTTCGTTGGTTATTACCTTGTCAACAGGTAAAGAGTTGAATGTTGGTGAAGTGGTTGCGCCTGAGTTGGCAGAAAAGATCAAAGTCATTAGCACCATGTCTACCAATGGTGCGGTGGCTATCTTAGATGAAGGCACAAGCATCACAAGTGGTGTTAAGAAGATTAATTTTGTTGGTGCGACTGTTACTGCTACAAATTCAGGGGACGATGTAACTGTCAATGTAAGCGCAGGAACAGGAACAGTAACAAGTGTTGCGGCAACTGTTCCAGCATTCTTGTCTGTATCTGGTTCACCAGTTACAACAAGTGGCACGTTGGCAATCACGTTGTCAGGTACAGCATTACCAATAGCAAACGGTGGCACAGGCGCAACAACATTGGCTGGTGCGTCTATTGCTACTTACTCAGGTACTGAGATACTAACCAACAAGCGTATTGATCCAAGAGTTACTTCAGCCGCATCTGCATCGTCTTTAACCCCAGATATATCGGCTAGTGATGTTTATGCCTACACAGCATTGGCAGCAGGACTTACCATCAATGCCCCAACAGGAACACCTCTTGATGGAGACAAATTAATATTCAGGTTGCTAGACAACGGCACAAGCAGAGCATTGACTTGGAATGCAACCTACACAGTTATTGGGGTGACTTTGCCAACAGCAACAACCATCAGCAAAACAACGTATGTGGGTTGTATATACAACGCTAACAATACACGTTGGGATGTGATTGCAGTAACTACACAGGCATGACCATGAAGATTGATTTTTCCTTTTCATCCCAATACGGCACGTTTTCTGATGCTTTGCATTTGCCTGACGATCATGGGCTAACGGCAGAAGAAATTGAAGCCATGAAACAGCAAAGGTTTGATAACTGGATTGCTGTAATTACTGCGCCTCCTGTTGAGGAGATCTAATGGCTGACCGTTACTGGATTCTTGGCACAGGAACATGGGATTCCACAAGCACAACTAACTGGTCTACATCATCAGGCGGGGTTGGCGGTGCATCTGTCCCAACTGCATCAGATAACGTATTCTTTGATGCAAACTCAAACGTAGGAACTGGTGCATTTACAGTCACTATGGCAAACTCGCCAAGGGTCTGTAATGACTTTACAGCGTCAGGCTTAGATGGCACTATGACCCTTGCTGGTACAAGTATTGGATTAACAGTATCAGGAAGTCTTACCTTTCAAGCCACAAACTTCACACGTACTTACACAGGTACAACAACATTTAACGCCACAATAACAGGAAAAACTGTAACCACCAATGGTGTTACTTTTGGCGGAAGCGCAGTTACATTTGATGGTGTAGGCGGTGAATGGACTCTTGGTAGTGCTTTAACTTGTGGAGCAATTACTGTAACAAATGGAACTTTTAGTACTTCAGCAAGTAATTATGCAATAACTGCTACTCTTTTTTCTTCTAGTAATTCAAACGCAAGAACAATAAATTTAAACGCCTCTACTATTTCTTTGTCTAACTCTAACTTTCTTTCGTTTACTACATCAACAAACCTTACATTAAATGCAGGAACATCAACAATAAATGGTTCTAGTGCTTTTGCCACTTTTGCTGGTGGTGGAAAAACTTTTTACGACGTATCTTTTACATCTACTGGAATATTCGGAGCATCAATAACTGGCGCAAACACATTCAATAACTTAACTATAGCTGGTCAGACTTCTCCTGGTCTTGCTCAATATTCCATTAGTGCAAACCAAACAATCAACGGCATATTTACAGTAAGTGCAGGTACTGCTTCTGCATACCGCATATCAGTTTTTTCTAACACCTTTAACACTCCACGCACACTAACCTGTGCGGCAGTATCTTTAACTGATGTTGATTTTAGAGATATAACTATTGCAGGTGCGGCTTCCCCTGCTACTGGAACAAGAATTGGAAATGGCAAAGGCAATAGTGGAATAACTTTTACTGCGGCTAAAACTGTTTACTATCGTCAAACAGGTTCTGCTAATTGGGCGGCTACAGGTTCAGGCTCTTGGTCTGCTACATCAGGTGGTGCATTAGACGGAACCATGTTTCCATTACCCCAAGATACCGCCGTATTCCCCGCAGCTACATATCCCGCATCAGGTTCAACAACAACAGTCAACGGCGCATTGTGGTTTGGCACAATAGATATGTCATTACGAACGTCAAACACCATGACGTTGGCAAATGGAAGTAACGCAATATCAGTTTTTGGTAATTGGACTAATGGTACAGGCATTACATTGTCTGGTACTGGCCTTCTTAATTTTGCAGGGCGCACAGCACAACAAATCACAAGTGCTGTTAAAACATTTACGCAACCAATCACAATAAACAGCCCAAGTGGTTCAGTTACTTTGCAAGATGCTTTGACAACAGGCACAGGCGTAACAACAACGCTAACCAATGGAACATTAGATTTAAATGGTCAAACATTAACTGTTGGAACTGCATTTACAACTGCCACAGGCACAAAGAATTTAACATTTAATGGTGGAACATTAGTCTGCCCAACAGCCGCCACAACAGCATTTAACAACGCTGCACCCACTAACTTCACAACAACCGCAGGAACAGGCACAGGCACAATCTCCATGACTGCCGCAACTGCCAAGACGTTTGTTGGCGGTGGGTCTACGTTTAACTGCACCATAAACCAAGGTGGTGCTGGTGCTTTAACCATCACAGGCTCAAACACATTCAGCAACATTACCAATACTTATAAAAGTACTGGCGCAACGTCTATCTTGTTTACGGCGGCAACAACTAGCACATTTACCGATTGGAATGCTAGTGGAGAATCTACAAGACTTTTAACTATTGGCTCAGTCACTGCCGCAAGCCACACCTTGTCCAAGGCAAGTGGGACTGTAAGCGCAGACTTTCTGTCTATCAGCAGGTCTACAGCTACTGGCGGCGCTGGTTGGTATGCAGGGGCAAACTCCACAGACGGGGGCAATAACTCTGGGTGGGTTTTTACTGCACCTCCTGCGCCAAGTGGTAGCAATAGCAACTTCTTGATGTTTTTCTAAAAGCACTTACAATTTGATGTATAAAGGAATCAATCATGGC